GGGTGTATACTGGTGCCGGAAGGGGGTGAGAGATGACGACCAAGACTGAGGCGGTGTTTCTATTCTTCCATGTGGTCTGCGAAGGTTGTGGTGCTCAATGGAGTCAGGTGGAGGAGAGTGTGCGAGGCAGAAGCCAGTGTCCAAGATGCGGGGGGGCAAACACCACGCCGAGTGGTGTGAGAATAGCACATAAGGGAGAAGGGGGTAAGTGATGATCAAACTACGGACTGGTGATCGAGCCACGGTGTACTGGGACGATGCGTGGAAGAGGTCTGGGCTGGTGTACAAGAGTGACATTGCGGGGATGACCAAACCCTACCCTATGAGGACCACGGGGTGGATATTCGGCCTGAGCAAGGAGTGTGTCATCATTGGAGCCGAAATGGACAGGGATGAAGATTGCCGGGATGTCCACTCCATTCCCCGGAAGTACGTCACGAAGATCGAAAGGTTGGTGGTGGGATGACCACAAAGACTGAAACCCTGGTGGAGAGGGCAAGGCTGACGGAGCCAGACTTGATTCGGATGACACGCCATCGCATGATAGACGGCGTGATGGATTTCTACCAGGACTTAGGCGAGGTCATTGACGCTCAACTCGCCAAGGCGCTATGGGCGGTGGTTGCGGAAGTTACGTGCCTGGAACGGGATTACGGACATAGACTCAGAGATTCTGAGAGCGGTTCCGAGGATGAATTCCAGTACGCAATAGTCCAACAGACGATGTGGTCGCTATTGCGACGATGGACACAAGAACTCGACGCCGCTGGAATCAAGAGGCCATAGATGGTCACGAGCATTACCATAGAGGATGCGCAGCGAGCGTTGGCGCGGCGTGACTTCGGGATGTACTGCTCCTACGTCCATGGGAGGCCCTTGTATCGGCATCAGCAGGAATGGGCCAAGGAATTGACCAAGGAGAGGGCCAGGACGTTGATCGTGGCCCCTCCGGAGAGTTTCAAAAGCAGCACCATGAGGATGTATCTGGAGTGGTGCATTGGGAACAACCCGGATGAAACCTGCCTGTTACTGATGAACACGGCATCCCAGGCGCAGAAGCAGGTCGCGGCGATAGGTGAGACGCTACAAAACAACCCCAAATACAGGGCCGTGTTCCCCTGGATACAGCCCAACCCGAAGCGTGGCTGGAGCCATGAGGTGCTGTTTGTCAGAAGGAAGAATGAGAGTCTGCCCGACCCCACGTTGTATGGCACGGGGATAGATGGGCCGTACCAAGGTGCCCACGTGGGCATCATTTCTGTGGACGACCCCACAGACCAGCAGGACGTGCGAAGTGAGGCCACCATGGGGGCGCAACGGGAGAGGCTTCATGGTGTGCTGATGGACCGCCTGAATGAAGGCGGTTCTATTTATGCCATCCTGACACGGTGGGGAGAGGCAGACCTGGTGCGGGATTTCCAGGACATGGGCTTCCACGTCATCATCAACCCGATTGAGGGCAACTACCCGTGGGGGCGGCTCCTGTGCCCAGAGGAGTTTGGGGACGATAGGCTGCGGGACATCCGGCAGGCCAAGGGTGGGCAGATGTACCAGCTCACCTATATGTGTGACCCCTCGGCGTCAGAGGGGGCGGTACTCAAAAGGGAGTGGTGGCGGATGTACAACGTAGCCCCAGAGCTAACCCAGGTGATTCACTCCTGGGACTTGAGCACGGGGAAGAGCGAACTGAGCGACTACTCCGCCTATCTGAGTGTTGGCGTAGCGCAGGATGGGTACTACATATTGGATGCGGGGCGGTGGCGGCTTGGGGCAGATAGCTTGATGACTAAAATGAAGCTGCTGTTCGAGCAGAGTGCGCCAAGGGCGCGGTATCTTATAGTGGAAGACGCGGGCACAAGTATCCCAATCGTCCAGTTGCTTCAGAGTCGCACAACTCTTCCCTTGGTCCTCGTGAAGCCAGGGACACGGGACACGGTAGCCCGTGTCCAGGGGCGGGTGCAGGCGTTGATAGAGGCAGGGCGAGTATGGCTCCCGGCAGCGGCACCGTGGTTGAACGATTTCCTGGATGAAACTGCCTCCCTCCCTGGGGGAGCACATGATGACTGGGTGGATGCGCTCAGTCAAGCATTGGAATGGCTTGACAAACGAAGCGGCGATTCGCAATTCTTTCCCATGAGGCGTTATACTGGTGGGAGATACAGCCGAGCAGGGAAGCAGCGGGAGTACGTCAAATGACGCAAGAAGCCGAGAGAAGGTATTTTGAGGGCAGATCCTGGGCTTATGGTGATATTCCCTGGACACGAACCAGTGTGGAGCGGTGCGTGGAGCGCGAGCTTGCGGGACATCCAATAAGTGAGTCCCTGGCGCGGTGGAGGGATTGGGAAATTGAGCACATCGGAGAAACCCAACAACGGGCGGAGGAGTTGGGAATAGTCGCCTCAAAGTGGGAATTGATGGGGTGCGTCATATGATGCCTAACACGGGGCCAATGATGGCCCTACCACCTGGACTGGAATCTCTCTTCGCTAACGGAGGAGGAAACGGGATGGGCATGGGTGGCCCCATGCCGACCATCTACACCCGTGAGCAGATCGTGACGATGGTCAATCAGCACGAGCAGGACATGCTACCCCTCACGGCCCGCATGGACAGGGACTTTGACCGTTACAAGCTGACCACCCATGTCATCCGGCATCCAGCAACCAAGGAAGTCCTCACCAACTATGCGGTTTACACCTCGGCTGCGCCAAGAACCTTTGCCGATAAGGTGATTTCCTGGCAGGTGCTTTCAGAACTCCTACTGCGTGCCCCCCACATAGAGGTGGGAGGCCATGAGGAAGAAGCGGATAACCTCAAGGAGCGTTTCGCCATTGGGTGCCTACAGGCTGCCGATGAGCGGCTGAAACGGATGTTACAACCGTCTGTGCGAGGTCAGAACGCTGCTTTTGTCACCATCCGGGGTGGATATGTCGGGGGCAGGTGTCTTCTGGTCAAGCGATCTGATGGCTCCACGTATGTTGACATCACACCTTGGGACCCGATGCACATCCATTGGCGTGTTGGGCCGGACGGCCTGAAGTGGGTCTGCTACAAAACCAGCAAGACCCGTGCTCAAATCAAAGAGGAATACGGCATTGACGTGTCCGCTACGAGCGGTGGGGAGTCCGATGCCCAACTGGGGTCATCCGATGCCGAGATGGAAGGAATTGCGGTTTTTGACTTCTATGACGGAATGATCAACTGGGTTTTCACCGAGACGGACGAACTGAAACCACCCACGCCCCACGGTTCACCACGGGTTCCCGTCTACCTGGTGCTGGTGGGTTCGCTACCCCTGCTCCAGTCCGATGCCACAAGCGATGCAATAGCTCAGGTGGGGGAGAGCATCTTCGCCGGAGCACGGGAAATCTACGACAAGTTCAGCGATGTCATGTCCATCTTCCTTGAAATCGTGGAGCGGGCGCGGCGGCAGACCATCGTGGGGGAATCACCAGATGGCACGACGACCTTTGAGGAAGACCCGTTCGTCTTTCCCACGATAATCTCCGCAAGACCAGGACATAAGATTTACACCCTTGAGTTGCAGAAGATGGCGCAGGAGACGATGGCGTATGTGACCTTGATCTTGGGTGAGATTCAGCGGGCTACGCTACCGTTCAGCGCCTACGGGGAAACCCCCTTCCAGCTTTCCGGCTTTGCCATCACGCAACTGCGCCAGGCGACGGAAACGGTGCTGGCCAGCAGGATTGAGGCACTGGAGGCGATATATCTCCAGATTTCCAACCTACTCTACGACCAGTTTATGACTGGTTCCTTCGATGGTATCAGACTATCCGGTATGGATAAGAACCGTGCTTACTTCAGCCAGAGGATAACGCCGCAGGAGTTGAAAGGTACGTGTGACTACACTGTCCGGCTGGTCAGCCAACTACCGCAGGACGATATGAGCAAGTGGACCACGGCGCAGATAGCGAAACAACTGCGGCTTCTATCTGATGTGGATATTCTTGATAACATCGTGGGTATCCAGGACGCACAGCAGGCCATTGATAAGTTGAGGACGCAGATGGCAGAGGAGGGATTGCCTGAAGCGCAACTCTTCTCTATGATGAATGCAGCAGCGTCCAGGTCGGCTTCTCCTGACGACGAATATGCCACTCTTGCGAAGATGTACCTCATGGAGTTCCAACGCATGATGGCTGTGAAGCTAGGGATGATGCCACCAGCGCCGCCAGACGGTAGTGGGCAAGGTGGTGGGCAGCAACAAGGCGGAGGAGGCGGTCAACGCCCAGAGACGCTGCCCAATGCAGCCAGGGGAGGACCGCCACCA